AGGAAGGCTTTCCCTGCAAAGGGAGAAATCGTAGCGGGCTTCGCCTACAAGTACGTGCCTACGACCCTCGATGAGGTTGTCCGGTTCGAGTACGACAACCTGTTCGGCAGCCGCAACCGGATGATGTCCGTGTACATCAACGGCAATGCGGGTCTGACGATCAGCGTGGGCTCGAACAACCCGGTCGCTTACAGCCCGCCCAACATCATCTTCCCGAACGTCTGGCATTACGTGGAGGTCAAGTACAAGCCTCGGGTTAGCGGAGGCCGCATTGTCGTCCGCGTCGATGGCGTCACGTTCATAGACTACAACGGCAAGACCAAGCCGGATGACCTGCCGGAGGTCGTGAATACGCTCTACTGGGGGCAGAGCCCTGGTGAGTGGTTCGACAGCGACTATCTTTACGTCTACAACTGGATTGACGACCTATACGTCCTCGACACGACCGGTACGAGCTTCAACGACTTCCTCGGGGATGTGGTCGTCCATTCGATGATGCCCGCCAGCGATGAAGGGCCGAACCAGGGTAACCAGTTCGGTGGTGGCCTGGCCAAGTTCACGGCGATCGACGAGATCGGGCCGGACGAGGACCTGTCGTACATCTACTCGAACACGGTCGGGGTGAAGGAGATGTTCGGCATCAATCCGCTGCCGGACAACATCATCGACGTGCTGGCGGTAGGTGTGTGCGTCCGGGCGAAAAAGGACGCAGCGGGCATCTCGAACTACAAGATTTGCGCCCGTCTCGACAGCATCGAGGAGCAGTCTGCCATGCTGACCGCTCCGACCCAATACATCACCCGACAATTCATCCTCGAGACCAAGCCTGGTGGCGGTGCCTGGGACAAGGAGGCCGTCGAGGATATGCACTTTGGGTTTGAGCTGTTCTGATGTCGATCCGGGTCACACAAGGCGAGTCCAGAATACTGGCTCCGCAAGAGCAGCCGGAGACCAGGGTCACGCAGGTCGAGGAGCGCGTAANTGCGACCNCGCTCTTCCCACGCTTTCGTGCGACCCAGGCGTATCTCAATTTTGTCGGCATCCAGCGNAATCGACCCTACGACCCGGAAGACCCGTACAACCCCGATCCAGANGGGCCTGGGGGGCAGGAGCCCGGTCAGCCTGGACCGCCACAGGACCCGATCTACGGCGCTCCTTCGACCAGCGACAACATCTACATGACGCAGGCCGAGCTGCGCATCCTCATGACGTTCACGCCAAACTTCGAGTGGATAGAGATGTTCATCAACGAAGAGTTCCCGCATGACATCAGCTTCAACTCGATTGGCGCGACCCGTTACCAGACGGACGTGGTGATGGTGGACAGCGGCCACGACCAGCGCAACAGCCGCTGGGACCAGCCGCTCATGGAGTATGATGTTGCCTACGGCGTCCGCACCATGGAGCACCTGCACGACCTGATCGCGTTCTTCCGGGTCATGCAGGGCAAGAAACACGCCTTCCTGTACCACGACCACATCGACTACACCTCGACGCTGGCACAGCGCGAGGAAGCCAGAAGCATCCCCGATACCACCCCGCTCGACCAGATCATCGGTGTCGGGGACGACTTCACGAAGACGTTCCAGCTCGTGAAGCGGTACCCCACGCTTTCCGGGGAACATTACGCGACCCGACCGATCTACAAGCCGAAGCCCGGCACCGTGAAGATTGCGATAGACGGTCAGGAAGTCAGCTGGTGGACGTGTGACTACAACACGGGAAAGATCACGTTCACGCCAAGGCACGCCGTCACGAACCTGCAGAACGCCTCGATCATTCGCCAGGGCGGCTCCACCTCGACCCGCTGGAGGATCACCGCGGACGGTACGGACCTGTTCGCCGGGTTCCACGTGGGCGAGCGCATCGTGATGATCAACTGGCTGAACGCGGAGAACAACACGAGCGAGTCACTCCGAGTGCCGATCCTCGACATCACGCCGAGCTACATGGACATCAACCTCCCGGCCCCACACGGGATGAACGAGACGAACCGCAACGGCGTGTCGATTTACTCGCATCCGGCCCCGGATCAGGGAGCCGAGATTACGGCAGGTTATCATTTCTGGGTGCCCGTACGCTTCGACACCGACCGGCTGCCGGTCTCTCTGGAGGAGTACGGCATCGGTGGCGCGGCTGACGTGAAGCTCGTCGAAGTGAGGCCAGGGGAGCAGTAATCATGAAGCGCCTCAACAGCGAGCTGTTCAATGAGCTGCGCCGGACTTCCTCGTACATCGTGGCCGCCTGGAAGGTGACCCGGACGGATGGTGTCGTCATGGGCTTCACCTCGGGCGATCAGCCGTTCACGTATGGTGGTGTGGAGTACCTGCCGACCAATTCGTTCTCGGCTTCGGCCCACGTCTCCAAGAACAACTTCTCCGTGGACAACATGAACGCCATCGCCCTGACCGGCGACCACATCACGGAGAAGGACCTGATGGGCGGGGTCTACGACAACGCCAAGGTCGAGCTCTTCTGGATCAGACCGGACAAGCCGGAATGGGGTCACATCCCGATCCGCGGTGGCCGGATTGGCGAGGTCAAGATCAACAAGGGCCAATTCGAGACCGAGCTACGGGCTCTGACGCAGCTCCTGCAGCAGGACTTCGGGGATTTCTACACCCTCGAGTGTTCGGCCACGCTGGGTGACCATCGCTGCAGGGTGAGGATGGACCCGCCCGTATGGGCTCCCGAAATGTCGTGCACGGCGGAGGTCGTCTCCGACGCGACCCTGGGGACGGTGGTGCGGCCCTCCACGCCGAACGGCTTCTGGTACTACTGCGTGAACGGCGCGAACACGGTCAGCACCGGCATACCGGCGAACAATCCGTACTTCCAGAGCGCCCACTTCAAGGCGCTGGAGGAACTGTCCAAGTTCTTCGGCCCCATCACCGAAATGTTCCGGGCCGTGTGGAGCCGTGCACACAGTGGCACCGGCAACGCCATGGTGGCCCAGCCAGCAGTGCGCACGCTGCGTTATGGCAAGACAGGCAACACGGAGCCTGCATGGCCGACCACGGAAGGCGCGACCGTGGTGGACGGAGAGGTCACATGGCAGGCGCGTCTCGCGAGGGAGGCCACCGGAACCGTTACGGGCGTCTACAACCGGGCGGCTTTCGACTGCCGGGATTTCAATACGGCGTACCCGAACAATTACTTCCAGTACGGCTACCTGCAGTGGGAGACTGGAGAGAACGCGGGCTTCAAGATGGAAATCCGCGAGTACACCCGGAACCCACGCCCCGGCTTCAAGCTCATGGAAGCGATGCCTTACCCGATTAAGCCGGGCGACACGTTCCGCGCCTGGCAGGGGTGCCCGAAGACCAGATACGCCTGCAAGGAAATCTTCCGCAACATCGACAACATGCGGGCGTTCCCCGACATGCCGACTGAGGACAAGGCTCTGTCCACGCCCAACTACTCGCAGCAGGGAACAGCAGTGGAGAACCGCCGTGGTGGAAAGGGCCGTTAGGATCATCCCTCGCAGCGAGATCGTGGAGGTCGCCCGGTCGTGGATAGGTACGCCGTACCGTCACCAGGGCCGTCAGAAAGGTCGTGCAATTGATTGCATTGGCCTGGTCTATGGCGTGTGGCTCGATCTTGGCTTCCCGCCCGTCGATATACCGGCGAACTACACGGAGAGCCCGTCAGGCACGCTTCTGCAGGAGCACGCCGATCAGAACCTCGTCATCACCGATCGCAAGGAACTCTATCCGGGTGACATCGCCATCCTGTGGGGCTGGAAACGGGAGCCCCAGCATTTCGCGATCGTGGGAGAGCACGCCGGTCGCCTGACCATGATCCACGCCTTCTCGAAGCGCGGGTCGGTGGTCGAGCACGGTTGGGATGAGTTCTGGCGGGAGCGCCTCGTGCGCATCTACGAGTTTCCGGGAACGGAGGCGGTCTGATGGCTACACTCGCAATCGGCATCGCCATTGGTGTCGGCGGTTACTTCCTGCAGCAGGCGTTCATGCCCAAGCCGAAGCCCATCGAAGGGCCGCGGCTGTCCGACATCAACGTTCCCGCGGTGAGCCCCGGCAATCCGATTGTCCGGCACTGGGGTACCATGAAGCTCCCTGGTCAGCTGATCTGGACCTCGAAGCTGATCGAGACCAAGCATGTGGAAAAGGTCGGCGGGGGAGGAAAGGGCGGAGGCGGCTCACGTAAGCAGAAGCAGATCACCTATACGTACTCGGTCTACTGCGCGATCGCCGTGTGCAAGGGGCCGGTCTACCGTATCCGGCGCATCTGGGCGAACCAGAAGCTCCTCTGGCAGAACCCGGAGATCGCTGGCGAGGCCCAGCAGGACTTCCTGACTGCGTACTACGAGGAGGGCCAGCGGCTGCTGGACGCGGGCGTGGACGTGGATGAGGCGCACGTCAGCGCGTTCATCTTTGCCTTCAACAACTACGAGCTCGGGGAGTACACGCTCGAGACGCCACAACAGGCGATCAACTGGGTGATCAGTCACCCGATCGGCAACACGCAGCCCTCCTATGCCGGGGTGTCGGAGGTCGTGTCCCGAATGTTCTCCGGCCTCGACAAGGAAAAGGAGTACCTCAGCTACAAGAGCCGCTTCGACCGGCTGCGCATCTATCTGGGCACAGAGGATCAGACCCCCGACCCGACCATTGAAAGCTACAAGGGCGTGGGCAATGTCCCGGCCTTCCGGGGAACTTGTTACTTCGTCATAGACAACCTGCAGCTTGAGGACTTCGGCAACTCGATCCCGGCTTTCAACGTGGAGGTCGAGAAAACTCCGGGTGACGTGCAGCTCCGGGAAATCCTGGCCGACATCTGCCGGGAAAGCGGGATGGACGAAAGCGAGTTCTCGACGGCTGAGATCGGGGATGCCTTCGTGCCCGGTTTCGCCGTAACGCAGGCCACGTCTGCCCGAAACGTTATCCAGGACCTGCAGATGATCTATCCCTTCGACGGCGCGGAAACCGCGTATCGTCTGAGGTTCTCCTGGCTAGACAAGCGGGCTGTGGCGATCCTTCGGCCAGAGGACTTCGGTGCTCACGAGCAGGGCGACGAGCCCCCGCCGTCAGAGACGATCGTGCGCGTGCAGGAGTTCGACCTGCCACAGAAGCTCACGCTCAGCTACCAGGAGCCGGGCCGTAACTACTCGATGAACACCATGACGGCCCAGCGAATGGTGACGGCCTCGAACATGGTTCGGGAGATCGATGTCACGATCGCTCTGACCCGCTCCGAGGCCAAGTCCCGCGTGGAGGAGGCGCTGTCCAACATCTGGAAGGCACGGCGCGAGTACACGTACTTCCTGCCTCGCAAGTACATCATTATGGAGCCGGGTGACTTCGTGCTGATCCCCGAGGTGAAGGGCACACGTATGTTCCGTGGTGCCCGCATCACTGAGGTAAATACCGGCGCGAACGGCATCATCGAGATGAAGATGATCGACCACCACCCGGTCGATTTTATCGCCGCAAACGCCTCGACCGATCTCATTGTAGATGACGACGAGACGGATGCGCCGCCCATCGCCTCGATCACAGTGCCCTATCTCCTCGATCTGCCGCTGCTCATGGACACTGAGGAGGACAATGTAGGGTTCTACGTGGTGCTAGGTGGGACGCGGACGGGATGGAACGGCGGGTACCTGGTCCTCGACATGGCAGATGGCGGGGTGGTCCCGGTCTTCGGTACGACGCCCACCCAGGACAGCTCCGGTGCGGAATGGATTACGGTCGCCTACAATGACGAGGACGTGCCGCACGGCTTCACGTTGAACAAGTTGGGCTATGGACATCCGGGGGTGTGGGATCGGGTCAACAGGCTGCGTGTCCGCCTGCGGAATGCCCACGCCGTGATCCAGAGCCGTACCGAGCAGGAGCTCCTGCAGATGCCCGTCAACGTGGCTGTGGTGGGCGATGAGATCATCCAGTTCGCTGGGGCGATAGACCTGGGCAACGGGCTGTGGGAGCTGCACACGCTGCTCCGTGGGCTTAGGGGCACCGAGTGGGCAATCGATCTCCATGACAGGGCTGACCGCTTCGTCATGCTCACGATGAATGGCACGGATCGCGTCACGCACGACGCATCGCTGCTGAACGTGGAGGGGCGGTTCCGGGCAATCTCGGTGGGTGAGGACCTGGACTCCGCCACTGATCTCCAGTTCACGAACACCGGAAACTCGAAGCGCCCCTACTCACCGTTCATCAAGTCGGCTTTGAGGAGGGATGACGGCTCGATCGAGCTCGAGTGGCTGCCCCGTGTGCGCCAGAACGGCCTGCTGCTCAACGGTCAGGGCACGCCATTCGATCAGCCGACAGAGGAGTACGAGGTGGAGGTGCTTAACGGAAACACCGTTGTGCGGACCGAGCATCTGAATGAGACCCGTCAGTGGACTTACAGTGCAGCCAATCACCTCTCTGACTTCGGGGCGATCCAAGACAAGGTGCAACTAAGGCTGTATCAAATTGGCAGCATCGTCGGCAGAGGATTTGCCGCGGAGGTTTGGGTCTGATGGTTGCGACGCCTAAACTCGGAGTGAACCTTCTTGCGACCAACACGGTCAACAAGGAGGTCATCATCAACGAAGGTTTCGTAACCTTCGACGCTCTCATTGCGCGTGTAGCGAAGGGCATCACGAACGCACCTCCGGCCAACCCCGATGACGGTGACCTGTACATCATCGGCTCGAGCCCGACTGGTGCGTGGAACGGCTATGCCCATCACATCGCGTTCTGGTTCAACGGCTGGCACATCATCAACGTCCCGCAGAAGATGAAGCTGTGGGTCGAGTCCACCGGATCGTACTGGACCAAGCAGACCACGAACTGGACAGAGGACCCGGCTGGCACGCCTGCAGCGCTCAGCGACCTGACGGATGTGTCGGGTGTGACCCCGGTCAACGGCTACGTCCTTAGATGGAACCAGTCCGAGGGTCTGTGGGTGCCTTCGCCCCTTCCGTCTGCCGATCTTGATATCGATGACCTGCAGAATGTGGTCATCACGAACGTGGAGGATGGCCAGGCCCTGGTCTACGACGCGGTAGAGGGCAAGTGGGTCAACAAGACGATCAACCTTGGCGGCGGCGCGACCCAGCTCAATGACCTGTCCGATGTCGATCTGTCCGGCGCGTCAGACGGTTACGTGGCTGTCTGGCAGGACGGCAAGCTGCAGTTCCAGTCGCCGCAGGACACGATCCCGGTCCCCGGCCTGGATCATCTGCCAGACGTGTTCGTGGACGACGCCCAGCCGGGGGACGTTCTGGCGTTCAACGGCTCTGCGTGGGGGCCGTCCCCTGCTGTCATCACCTACAGCTTCCTGGGCATGGTCGATGGTCCGCAGACCTTCGAGGGTTATGCGAACCATTTCCTCGTAGTGGACTCGACCGAGAGCCAGCTCGAGTTCAAGAGCCTCGACGACCTCTTGCAGAACTCGAACTTCAATCTCGGCTCCCTGGGCGATGTACCGCCCGGCTACGGCAATCCGGGGCAGGTGCTGGTCGTCAACAACAGCCAGAACGGCTTCGTCTATGCCTCGCTCCCGCCCACCATAACGGTGCGCTGGGACAACCAGAACATCACGACCCAGCTGACGGAGCTGACGTTCGAGGGGGCCACGGCGGTTGAGACCTCGCCCGGTAAGGTCACGGTTACGATCGATGAGCAGGAGCAGGTTGACTTCTACATCAACGATCAGATTCTGATCGACCCGATTGCAATTAATTTCAAAGGCTCGGGTGTCGTAGCGGTCGAGGACGAGGAGAACCCGAACCACTACATCGTCACGATCGACAGCGGGGGCGGGAATCTCTCGACGCTGGGTGACGTGGACTTCAGCGCCAAGGCCCCGCAGGACGGCGATGCTCTGGTCTATGACGCGCTCGCCGGTAAGTGGCGGGCTGACCGGCCTACGGGTGGCACGGTAGGCGAGGTGGACGGTACCGTGGAGCCTGCGCTCTACGAGTTCGGTCCGTTTGCGCCGCCGAACAAGAACATGTTCCCGGACCGCTTCAACGCACCTTCGGCGGTCCTCATGGACGTGAAGAACCGGGGCATGCTGTTCCAGCCGGGCTCTCAGCCTGCTGGCATCAAGCACTGCCTTGCGTCCCGCACGCTGATCAACAATACCGCCCCCTGGCAGATCACGGCGCGTATCGCCCCCACGGGCTTTGAGGCGGGCGGCCATGCTGCTGGTGTGGCCATCCAGCGGGCGGCCAACGGTGCGCTGGTGTTCCTCGTCTTGGGCAACTCCAATTCGGACACCCAGTACAGCATGCGGTTCGGCTACGTGAACGCCTCCGGCACGGAGACGGTACTGATCACCGAGCCGAACCATTACCAGTGGATGCGCCTCATCTTTGACGGCAACAACGTCCTAGCCCTGGTCTCCTATGACGGCCTGATCTGGCACCAGTTCGGAACTGTCAGCGCGGCAACGGCGCTGGGCGGTGCTCCGAACAAGGTCGCCCTTGACAACCGCGTGCAGCAGGCCACGAGCGGCGAAGTGGGTATGCTCGTGACCTACTGGGAGGACCCGGACTTCCCGGCTCAGAGCCGCATCAGGCAGGGCGTGGTCAACGTCAATCTTGGCGGCCTGACGGACGTGGACCTTGGTGAGGAGGAGCTGGAAGACGGCCAGGCTCTTGTCTGGGATGCCGATCGCCAGGTCTGGACTGCAGGCAATCCGGTTGGCGGGGGTGGCCCCGGTGGTCCTGGGGGAGGGGCGGAGTCTCTCGACGATCTCACGGATGTGGACACTTCCACCAGTCCGCCCCAGCACGGCCAGGCACTTGTCTGGGACGAAATCGCCGGTGTCTGGAAGCCGGGTGCCCAGGTTGGTGGCCAGGGTCCGGTAGAGGTTGATCTCTCGGTCTTCATTGTCGGAGAGCCAGAGGTAGATGAAATCGTAGCCCGTTTCGTGGCCGTCCGATCCCTTACGCTTCAGGCAGGGTTCTACGGCAGTCGCGCTCATGCCCAGTCAGCACCGACCAGCACGGTCACGTTCCAGGTCAAGAAGAACGACCTAATAGTAGGAACGATTGAGTTCGCTGCCGACGAGAGTGAGGGCACGTTTGCAGCGCCATCAGCCGTGGAGCTGGAGCCTGGAGACAGGCTTGACATCGTGGCTCCAAACAATGTGTTCGGCATTGCCGATATAGGCATTACGTTTGCGGGGAGCCGCTAAGATGGCCATTCTCTTTTGCGACGGTTTTGATCAGTATGGCGTCCTGACTGATGCGTACGCCTTCTGGTCGGCTACGACAGGAAGCCCTTCGGCGGAAATTTCCGACGACACGCCCTATGGCCGAGGCAAGTCCGTAAAGTTCAACAACGTAGCTGGGTTAAATGACGGTCTGAGAATACCGCTTGGACAGAAGCTGACCACCCTGGGGTGCGCGTTCCATATTAAGATTTCGGAATACCCGCTAGGAACTGCTAGTCGGGGCATCATTGAATTTTACCTCAATAGTTCAGGTGCTCAGTGTTCCCTTGCCCTGAACAACAATGGGCAGATCAGGTTTGTCCGTTCTGAGGGCAACGCAACCAGTGTCAACAACACTCTTTTCGTCTCCCCAAATGCCCTACCTCTGAACGAATGGGTGCACGTAGAGTTCAAGGTTTACATTGCGAACTCTGGGGGCTACGGCGAGCTGAGGGTCAACGGGAACGTTGAAGCAACTATCAGCAACATAGACACCCAGGATGAGAGCAACGGTGGCTGTGATCTGCTCCGGGTTGGAAACGTGTACACCAACGTTACTGCGTATGCCCCCGGAGCCATCCTCATCGACAATTTCGTATGCTGGGACGCCTCCGGCACGCAGAACAACGACTTCCTCGGGGAGGTTGAGGTTGCCACGCTGTTCCCGAATGCGGACGTGGACATCACGGACTGGACGCCTTCTTCGGGAAGCGATGGGTACGCCATGATCGATGAAGACGCGCCGGACGGAGACGACACCTACATCTACTCCGATGTGGAGGATGCGGTAGCCCAGTTCGAGCTGAGCAGCTTGCCCTCGGGGAACATGAAAATCCTGGCGGTGCAGCCCATGGCGCTTGCCCGAAAGGATGACAGCGGAGAACGCGGCATCCAGATAGGTGTCGTGTCCGACGAGGAGGTTGCCGAGGCCGATCCGTTCATGCTGGGTTTAGGGTACGCCGTGACAAAGAAAGTGTTCGAGATCGACCCGGCTACTGATCTCTCGTGGGAGAAGAGTGCCGTTAACGCGCTGCAGATCAGAGCCAAGGTCATCTGATGACGGAAGCACGGATTACCCAGGCAGGTGCTGGTGTTGTTGTCGCTGGTGAGGACCTGGCGGCGCGGATCACCAGCGCCAATGCTCAGGTCACCTGGAAGAACCAGGAGCCGCCCAAGGCACGGCTGACGGCATTCCCCGTAAGCGTGCTGCTCAGACACAAGGCCGAACGGGTTCCCAGACCTCCGGCGCTTTTCAACGCGATGTACTCCGAGCATAGGGGCATCGTGAATGATCCGTTATACGGTAAGGTCGAGCTGCTGCTGAACGCAGATCATTACGGTCTGAGGGACCTGAGCAGGAAGAGACGGGGCATAGTCATTTCGCCATCTGGAGGACCTGGACTGGACTCCGGCCTCTCCCGGTTCGGCCAGCATTCGATGAGGTTCTGTTGGCTTCAGCAGACACTGGTCTACGCGGCGGGGTTCGTCTGCGTGGACAACTCGGACAGGGCCTTCGATTTCGCCAGTGATCAGTTCACGGTCGAAGCCTGGATCAGAGTCTCG